GGCGATATGGCTCGACAAGTTGTGCGACGTCTGGGTCGAGTGCGCGTGTCACTCGTATCGCACCCAAGTCTCCGAAGCCGGCAACGCCGAGCGGTGAATCGTAACGCTTGAAGATTCTTGATGCCTGAATGATGACCGCTTGTGTGATCGGTTCAGGCACAGATGGCCAACCGTAAACAGCGGTGAGTTGCACCAATGCTTCTAGACCGAAGTTTGCGTTCAAGGTTGGGAACAAGAAGTCGCCGACTGCGCGGATGCGTGTGAACGGAACGGTGAGTCCGTCCAAGATTCCGTTGACTGGTTCTAGTTGGTAGTCGGTCGGAAGGAAGGTCACATCAAAGTTGCCGTCTGCATTCGTTTGTGTTTTCAAAGTGATTGCAGTTCCTGCGATGTCGTCAATCTCGCACACGAATGAATCGGCTGCGGTGAACACTCTGGTTGTCGCAGATCCGTATTGCCAGAACTGTCGGTTGGCGTAGCCGTCAATAAGTCGTGATGCTGCACCGGCACAGTTGTCAATCAGATCATCGTCCTGAGTGTCGGCAGTCCCGATGCGAAGAGCAGCCTTGACCTGATTGCGAGTTGCGTAACCGTTAACGATTGCCATGGTGTTTCAATCCTACTTCAAGATTCGTGGTGGGAACTCTACCCCAGGCACAACACTATGTTCCCGCAAGATCGCACGCATCTGTTCGCATTGAAGTTCACCGTTCGGATCGCCTCGTATCGAGTATGAATCTTCTCTTCGAATATGGTCGCCACACGGGTTGCCTCTGAACTCAACTTTGTATCCAAGTTTGCGAACCTCCATCCACCAGATCCAATCGTTCCAAACCACTTGACGGAACGGAACATTGGGGAACAGTCGTTTGCGGATAAGAAAACTGCCGAGCATCGGGTTGTGCGACTGGTGCAGAATGTTCTCAAAGCCGATCGGGTCAGCCGCCCACATCCGACGATTCTGCATCCACGGATTGCAGATCACATCAACATCATCGGCAACATCGGTCAGACCATCAAGTCCGTCGGCATACCAGATGTCATCCATGCCGATTGGCATCACCCATTCAGATTCGGCTGCGAACATTGAAGAGTTCCACGAATCAAACTTGACATGAGGCTCAACAATGTTGAGCCAACCTTTAGGCAAAGACAAACGCTCAGGTGAAGAAATAATCACCTCGTCGGGTTGTGTGTTTAGTTTTGCTATCTGCTCAATGAACTGTCCACCGAACCGATCCCAGAAGTCACCCCAGACAACAACACAAAGTGCGATGCTCATCAATCCCAACTTTGATTGATGCGACGTTGCAGATCCCAGTGACCTTCATCAAACGATGCGTTGCGCATCTTGTATAGCTCATGGTTGGAATGGAATGTTGCAGTGTTCAATCGTCTGAGAACTTCGTCGCCTTTAAGCGTCGCCGAGTTGACGTGTTCAATGACTTCATCATCACAAACTTCAACAACTTTGTTTGCGTGTTTCGCTCGACGCTCGTAGTCGTTGTCTTCGAAGTAGGCAGGATGGTATGCCTCACAGAACAGACCGATGTCTCTGACAACCTTGGCACCTATCCATGCACAAGCCCACGGTGGATTCCCAGCCAACTTGATTTGATCTGACATTGCATTGTGCCAGAACCGTTCAAGTTTTTTCGGCAGAAACTTTGCGTCATCGTTGAGAAGAATCCAACCCGAAGCGAACGGTGTGGATTTGATACCAAGATTCCAAGAAGTTGCCACACCAAGATTGGTTGGCATATTCCAGACATAGAAGTTCTTGACCATGCCATGCCCGACAGAATCAACCTTGCCTTTGCCGTTGTTGATGATAATTAAAGTTTCAACTTCGTAGTCGATTGACCTGAGGCATTCCTCTAGCAAGTCGTATCGGTTGAGGACTGGGATGATTATGACCGGCACCATGCGGACAACTCCTTCATCACAGGCTTCCAATGCTTCTCAAACACGGTGTCGGCTCCATACCCTTGTGCGAAGGCTATCGCCTGCTTAGAAGGGCTTCTAGGCGCGTTGTAGGCGTTCTCCAGTGCTTTGACTATGTCAGGCACCGACGGTGTAAAGAACCATGATTGCTGCGCTGCATCCCACCAAGGCTGACCTTCAACCGTCCAGCCGTCACCAACCAGCTCAGGTTGCGCGGTGAAGTTGCTGACAATCACTCGACACCCACAAGCCTGCGCTTCAATCACTGGGATTCCGAAACCTTCACCCATTGAGCAAGCCAACAGAACATTCGACGCCGTATACATTGCCGCCATCATCGTCTGCGATAACCCGTGACGATACGCATACTGGTCGACAACTTTGTATTTATCTGGAGCCACACCGACCGCGTCAAGCAAAGTTGGCAAACTGATTCCAGACATCGCACCATCAGGTTCTGTGTAGAGATACAGAACTGCGTCTGGTTTGTCTTTGGCAAAGATTGAGAACGCAAGAATGTTCTCAGCCCAAGCCTTGCGCGCTGGTTGCGTACCTTTGTTAGTTGCAACCATCGACACCACGAAACGATCTTCTTCCCATCCCATGAACTCTCGGCCAGTCATCGTCTTATCAGGTCCCAACTGGACAGACTCCATCGGTTGGAAGACAGATTCGATTGCGTGCGGAACATACAAGTGTTCAATGCCTGCGATGTCCATCATTCTTGAACCGAACTTCGACATTGCGATCGGTCGCACGTTGTCACGTTCCAACCATCGCAACACATCTGGTGGTGCCGGCTGATGGTCAATCGGAACCCACGACGCAATGTTCTTCAAAGTTTTCAACGAATCAGACTTCAACACCCAAGTGTCAAACAATGTCATCAACAAGATCGGTGTTGATAGATCTTGATTCGACCATTCCATTGTGTGCGCAACCACGACATCATCTGAATATGTTGCGAGTCCTTGCGGATAGATCTTGAATCCGTTCCACATTGATGCCGAACCCGCAAGTCCGTACATTGCGTGGACTGCTACTTTGTGGTCTTCTTTCGCGAGCCTTTGGATGACTTGCGCGGTTTGCTGTCCGTATCCGGTTGCTGCCCAAGGTGCGTTGGAATACCAGACAATCCTGAGTCGGTCGGGTTTGGTAGGTCTGATATTTCCAAGTAGTGCGCTGCGCCCGCTCGGACTAATCGCTCCGCTAACGCTCCTGGGATCTCTACTGGTACGCCCTTGACGATGACTGTTGTCCACATGATCCTCCAACCTTAGTGCAGATATAGGAAAAGTCGCCGTCAGCCCTGCGTGTCCTGACGACGACTTTAATCCTAGTCACAGTCCTTGCGGACTGTCATATCTTGTTATCGGTAACTATTCCTGATTATCAGGATGCGCCACCAATAAAGTGTTTGACGTGTGATGTTTGTGGCAAGTTACCGTCAACACGCATTGTTGCGCGGAAGGTAACAAGACCTGCGCTGAATGCGAAGTCATCGCTTCGATCCAACTTGATGCCGCCAACTTGGCGAACAAAATAGGAAGGAAGGTGTCCGAAGATTACCGACTTCGCTGTTGTTGCTGTGTCTGCCATGCCTGGGTTCTCGAATACTGGGTATCCAAGAAGCAAGTCATTTGCATCTGCGCTGAGTGATGGTTGGAAGACGAAGTTGCCTGCCGTGTCCTTCAGTTTGCGCATTTTGCCGATTGATGCCGAGTTCATTTGGAAGCCTGAACCTGGAAGACGACGACCGGCTGTGTCTACTGAGTAGACCAAGTCAATCAAGTTGTCTGCCGTGAACGCACCCGAAGTTGCGGTTGCGCCAGTTACACCAAGAGATGATGCAACGACGATGCCCTTTGGTTGTGCTGATCCTGATCCAGTTGTCAACGATGCGTTGACACGGAATCCGAGTTCGTTACCGACTTGGCTTGCCAAGAATGACAAGATGTCGACACCGCTGTCTTCGATCAGTTCAGATGAGAGCTGAACAAGGAACGAGAACTTGAACGCGCCCAATGTGATGAACGAGTTGAAGATCGGATCGGATTCTGCTATTGCTGTGCCTTCTCCAACGATTGCCGCTGTCGAGTATTGAGCAAGTGACGGAATCTGAAGGTTCTCACCTGACGCTGTGTTCAACACAGTTGAGGTTGCGAGCATCGGACCAACATGACGAGCAAGCATGATGACCTGATCGTAGAAAGATGTCGGAACTGGTGCGCCTGTTACTGTCTTGACGACGTCACGCTTCTCGAAAGCATGGGAGCGGATTTCGCCCTTTGCCATCGATCGGATGATTTCACCATCGGTGCGAACACTGCGTGGAGCGTCAGCGACAGGACGAACCTGGTCTGCGATCTCGCGTGTTGCTGCTTCAAGACGAAGTTCGCGTGCCTCATCGGCGCGCATCTTCTCGATTGTTACTTGACGATCCTCAAGTTCTTTGCTGATCTTCTCGTATGACTGGTTCTCTTCTGCTGTCAAGTCACGCTTCTCAGCGGTTGCGACATCAAGAATCTTCTTTGCGGCTTCCCACGCTGTTGCGCGTTGTGCCATTTGTTGTTCAATAAATTGTTTCACGATTTCTCCGTAGTTGTTTAGATTGGTGGTGCGCAGGAAGTTGTCTTCCGATCGTAGCGGGACGCTTACCAATCTCTAGCCGTAGCGGAACGCTTACCGGCAGAACCAACTATAGGTGCTGGTTAGTAATTTTTCAACAGTTCAAGATGTTTATTTAACAGATTCACGGACGAAGGAACTTTGGCTGGTTCGGCACGAAGTTTGCCAACAGCATTCGACAACAGATCGGCAGACTCATCAGACAATGTGCCACCTGCTTCGAGCATTGTGATTGCTTCGGCGAGCTTGTCGGCATCAACACCTGTGCGTTCGGCGAGAATATCCAAGGAACGAACACTTGCCGAGGTGGCGGTGTAAGCAGGAAAACCGGTCACAACAGAGACTTCATGCAAACGCACTTGACGCAGTTCACGACTCATCCCATCATCAGACCATTTGTCTCCACCAGACGGAACTGAGAAGCCGAACGACATTGAGTCAACATCGCCGCGCTTCATCAACACACTCAAGTCACGACCGACAGTTGTGTCAGGAAGATCGGCTTCAACTTTCAATCCTCTTGAATCTTCTTGCAGTCGCAAAGTTCGTGACCTTGTCGAAGCAAGCAACATTGAAGAATCATGATTCATATACATCTTGATCGGCATACGACTCTTCAAAGATTTTTTGAATGCACCTTTGGCAATCCGCTCGATGAACGGCAACGGTTCGGAATCAGAATCAAACACTGCTGCATATCCTGTGAATGACATTCCGTCACCTGTTGGACCTTCGCGTAGTTCGAAGTCGTTGATCTGAATACGACGGGTCTCTAATGATTCGCTCATGCCGTCAATCATAACAACACTCACAGGCAGAGTTCTAGTAGATCGTGGGTGATCTTTCGGGAGCAGATCGTTGTCGGTGATGTATTTCGGATTCTGAGGACGGCCGTTGCGCAGAAGGTACAGAAAGGCGTTGACCCGCGCATACGCCCACTGATCGCGGGTAACACCTGGACGATGCGAAGTTGAGTATGCGCCGGCACCACGACGGAACACCGAACGCAACTGACCAACCGTTGCGCGTTTCCAATTCGGATCCGATCCATCAAGTTTCTCGTTGTGTTCAGTGACCTTGTTCTTCAAACCTGTCTCGATCGCTTCGGTCAACTCAATCGTGGCTGAACCAGCAGGAGCCTTCGCCGAACCTTTCGGATTCTTATCTGAGCCGACAATCTGATCTTTCGGAGGAGCTGGTGCGCGTTCGGCTGTCATGTGTTCCGATTTAATGTGTTCTGCATTGCGTTCGTAGAAGTCCCGCGCCGGCTGAGGATTCAACGGGTTGATTCCCCACAGATAATGTGCAACCGCACCAGCACCAGGGAAGTCTTCATTGTCTGCATCCGAGTTCTTCGGTGCTTGAAGATCTACTGCGTGTCTTTGCGCCCACGCATTTGATCGCACAATTTTGTCTTCGGTGATTTCGCCTCTTGCCAGGTCTCGTCCTTCGCGAACAGTTTTTTCAGTCAGTCCATCACCCGCAAGACCTTGACCGTAGTAGTCCAATCCTTTGCGCGCAGCGGTGCGAATATAGACAGGAACTTCGAAAGATATCTTGCGATCTTCTTCTTCAGGTTGCCAAGCGTTACAATAGAATCCGCCGTTCACATAAGCATCCCACTTGTGACAATACGCTTTCAAGTCTTCGCCTTCACCTTGAACATTTGTTTCGTCGTAGTGGTAACAGTTACCGCAAGCACGACCTTCAGGAACATCTGGTGACAATGCTGGACGATAGTTGTCCGGCAACGCACGTTCGCCACCTGGTTCAATATCTTCGGCGATTGAAACTGCAACCATCTGGTCGATGGCGTCCTGTTTAGTTTTGTGGCAACCGATCACTTCGCCGTCTTCTTTTACGGTTGCAAAGCCGTTGCAGTCTGGTGACTTGTCTGTGATGAAGTAAGGCATCAGACCATCAACAATACCTCAGCATCATCATCCAAGATGCTGAATGTTATTGCTCCGACTGCTTTTGCGTTGACGCCGTTCAACGATGTTGACGCAGTCGCATATCTTCTTTTCGGTTGGATGACTGGTATCTCGACTTCTGGTAGCGGTTCAATCTTCTTGCGTCGTGGTGGTGCATAAAATTGTCGACCGCCAGACGGTGTCGGCTCTGGTTCGGGTTCTGGTGGAGTTACTACCGCGGTAGCACTTGCGGTCAGACCGCCGAGAGCGGCTGTTAGAACAGCGTCTTGTCGCACTGCGGTGATTGCTGATGCGACCAGACCGCCAAGATTGGCCGATGCCACGCTTGACACGGTGACAGTTGCAGATGCAGAAGCGACAAGCCCGCCAAGGTTGGCAGACGCAACACCAGTGACGGTGACAATGACAGTCGAAGATGCAGAACCGACAAGCCCGCCAAGGCTCGAAGATGCTACGCCAAGAACAAGAAACGGTGAGCCGTCAAGAACATCTGTGCCATCAAGCAGCGAAGTGTCAAGAATGAAAGCAGGAGCAGACGGACCGCCCAAACCGTAGAGCGCGTCATCTAGAGGCGATAGGTCTAACTCGAATCTGATGACCGCCATTGCGGAATCAACTTGCGACTGTTAAGGACGCACTGAGATTGCCAGACGAGATTGTGTAAGTGTCACCTGCCGTATACGAATTACCTGTGATCGTGCCTGAAAACAAGAAGTTGCCGGCGGAGACATTGTCGTGCGCGGTGAAGTGTGTTGCATCTTGAGAACCTGAGATATTTGTGTAACTGATATCTGCGTCGGATGTGATCGCACCGGCTGATGCTGCACTGAACGATGCAGACTTTCGAGTTGTTTCGGTTGCTGCGTTTGCGGTGCCATTCGCACCAGGATCACCGACATGAAGTTTGATGAATACGGTGGTGACAGAGAACGAAGTGTTGTTGCCTAGCGCGTCAAGAAACGAGTTGCAAAGATATGCGGACAGCCCTGTCGCCATTACTCTTCAACCCTTTCAGTGATCGTCAAGATGCGACCATCTTTGTCACGCTCAACAGTGCGCACAGTCGGCTTGTTCTCTGGCACGTTCACACGCACAACAGTTTCAGGAACATTGATGATCGGTGCTGCAACAGTCACGTTCGCTGGAGGGACGTTCACAACAACTTCTGGCATCGTGACGTTCACATCACGTTGGCTCACATCGTAAGACGGGGCAGGTTCGACAACTGGTTGCAACGCGGCAGGTGCAACACCTGTGTGCTTGATCGCATCAACATTGAGAGCCTTCAACACTGCTGCCGGCTCGAAGCCTGAAAGGATGAGACGTTGAGCCATCATTGTCTTGCGGTCAAGTTCTGTGAGTCCTGCTGCGCCGAGATCGACGTTGGCTAGTGGCACACGGTAAGTGTCGCCACCATCGGCTGGTCGAAGGTCTTCGAATCGTCGGACATCATTGATTGACAACCAGCCTGCTTGCAACGCCGAAGAATATCCTGCAACCCTTGAACCGAAGTCGCCTCGCATCAAACCGTCAAGGTTGAATCGAAGGAATGAGTTGCCGGTCAAGATGCGTGAGTAGCCATCTTCAATCTTTGACACATAAGGTCGCAACGTGTGCATCACGAAATGGATGCCGTTCATTTCGACTGATGCGTATGCTTGCGCACCTGGTTGCAACACTCCTGCCATTGATGGTGGCACACGGAAAGCGCGAAGGATCTCTTCAACTGCGAACTGTCGGGATTGCAAGAACTGTGAATCATCTGGTGCGACAGAAGTTGTTGTGTATTTCGCACCGCCGAACAGGATGCCTGGACGATGTGCGCGTCGCAAACCTTTGTGACCTTCTTCAAAACCGTCAACAAGTGACTTCGCTTGTTCACGGGTCAGGTTGCCTGGGAACTCGATGATGCCAGAAGTGTGCGAACCCTGACCAAAGAATCTTGCAGCGAACTCTTCCAACGCCTTCGACAAACCAAGGTTCTCTTTGACAAGTTCGATGCGTGAACGGCCACGAAGATCACCAGGCAAACGCAACTCGGAAAGATGAATCATGTCTTCATGCTCGATCACGTCACGGTTGTCAAACACATAGATGATTCGACGAGACTCGTCACGCTTCACTTCAACTTTCAACGGATTCAAAACCGTCAAACCTGCGACACCTTGATTGTCTCGAATAACTCTTGTGAACGAGTTACCGTTCAACAGCATCGACACGAGAACCTGCTGGAAGTGATCGGTGCGCGAACAGCCGATCTCAGGCATATCAAGCCACTCTGGTCGTGGACGATACGGACGACGATCGCCGTCAACACGAATGAACGTGTCCACTGGCAGAGTTGAGATAGAGTCGGCAATCAAACGGACACACGAATAGACGGTCCCGATCTTGAGAGAATCTTCTTGAGTGACAACTGTGCCGGCATTCGTAGTGAACTGGAAAGCGTCACCCGCAGCGAACAACGACTGATACGAGACTGCGCGTTCTTCCGACGACTGCATGAAAAGTCTGGACAACATTAGTTCTTAGTCGCTTTCTTTGACCGTTCGTAAGCAAACGTGAATGTCAGCAATGAAAGTCCTGTAAAGATTAGCCCAACTGGAATGGACAGAATGAAAACACCCGAAGCCACCAGCAAAGTTCCCAACACTTCCAACAATAAAATCATCATGCTCCTAGACTACGAAAAACCCTGGCTCAGGAATAGCGTCAGTTTTTCGAGTCGCACGATCAACTGCCATAGCCAATGCTATCGCAGCATCAATCTTGCGTCTTGACTTTCCTTTCGACAAACGCCAACCCATATCGGTTGACCGTTGCGCAGCCGACAACACCTGATCGGTGAAGACAGGGTCGCCGTTGTGAGCAAGACGACCGTTGACAATGAACTCATACAACGTGCCACAAGCCGGCACCATTCGAGAAGTTGACTGCGAAAACTCAACCATCGTGAACCCTTCATCAGACATCGCCTCAGCGGAACGCTGAAAGAATGCTGGGTCGTACGCAAACTCTTGAACAGTGAACTCAAGACCCAGCTCTCGGATGTGTTGCTCGACTGCGGCGACATCCATGATCCCGCCTTCTGGATACCAGATCTTTGCCCGTGTCACCACCCGACCAGATTCTTGCAACTGTGCAACCACAACCGCAATCGAGTCATGCTTCAAAGCCATGTCAATCCCGACGAACACTGGCACAGTCGGGTCAAGTTCATCGTCGCTTCGACACAACTCCCAGGCTCCCTTCGGAAGCCAGGACTCGCCATCTGTGCGAACCCACTGGCATAATCTGAAGCGACGGAAGGCGACCTCAGCGGTTTGCATCATAGATATTTCCATGTCTTCCATGTCAAGCAAACCTTCAGCCAAGTTTGGATTCGCTTGCGCCCAAGCATCACGATCCGAAACTTCACAATCG